AGACGACCTTGTCTAGCGAAAGTCTCTCGGGAAGCGTGATATAAACCTTTTCTTAAGGAAGTGTCATGACTCCTATAACGGGACCATTTAGTGAGACTTGGGCGTCAAATCCAGAAGGGCCAAATTCGGTTATCCGTTCATTCGGAAGCCGTTCTTGGTATCGACAGAGGAAGCCTTACAACCTTCCGCTGACGTATCAGGTTCAAAGGGGCACCAACGATGTGAGATTGCTATTGAACAACACACTGGTTTCTTCCAGTGGGTGGAACAAAAGCTTTCAATCTAAGTGGCGCCCTTTCGTTTACTCCGATCTAGGCGGGGGAGACGCAATGCTTGCCTTCATAACCAGTCTCGAGTCTGAGGCCAAAAACAAGGCCTTGGCGCGTTTTAACGCGAAACGAGGTGAGAGAGCTTCTTTGGGAGTAACTCTCGCCGAGACCTCGAAGACTACGCAGATGACAGAGCGAAGAGCTCGTCAAACTCTCAAAGTCGTGTCTGCCTTGCGGCATATGCGACTGGGAGAGGCTGCGCGTCACCTGGGGATTTCCCCGATGACGGTACGGGAGAGAGCTCGGAAGGCGTCAAGCCTTCAACTCGAGATCTCTTTCGGCTGGATGCCGTTTATAGGTGATATGTATAAGGCCGTGCAAGTGCTTAATGCGCCCATTCCTTGGGGAGTTACCCGGGGTTCAGCGACTGTCAAAGGCGACTATATAGTCTCCTCTGGTATTTACGGTGCTTCGACTCATAAGGTCAAGGTCCGTGCTTACGTCGCTGCGGTCTTAGAGGTAGAGCGTCCAGATTTGGACCTCGCAAGCAGGTTAGGTTTAACGAACCTGCCTGGCATAGCATACGAGCTTGTCCCTTGGTCATTCGTGGCCAACTGGGTTTTCAATCTCGAAGAGTACCTCGCTCAATTCGAAGACTTTCCTGGCGTCAGGGTGGTTAACCCCCACTATGGTGTCTCGATCGACGACGACTTTGCTATGTGGCTGGACGACGACTTGAGCCCCCCTGTGAGTCTTACTCATAAGGGTTCAGGGTTCGGCCGCAGTTTTAGGCGGACGGTGGGCTCGCTACCTACTCAAAACCTAGGACTTCGTCCCTCAATCGGAATGGGATTCTCGAGAGCGCTTAATGCGATCTCGCTTCTAGTGCAGAAGGGCATTAGAGGTCGTTAGGACCCTTTCGTAATCTTAAAGGCTCTCCTTTTGGAGCAAACTTTACCTAAAGAGGTATGATATATGCCAACAATGGCTAACATCACTGTGAAGGCCGCCAACGGGACGACTGACGTCGTCTATGTAGCAAAGTCGCCTTCGGCCGGGGACACTGTCCCGGCCATCTGGCGTAACGAGTCCGTGGGTACTGCACCCGCACATATGCCTGAGCTGCGATTGACCTGGAGGGAATCCCCCAACGGGCAAAAGCGCCGCGGCCGTGCGACGTACGTGTACCCGCAAATCGCTACTGACACGACGACCTCAACCACTTCCGTGATCGACAAAGCATCCGCCGGCGTGGATTTCGAGTTGCCGAAAGGCTTCCCGATCGCCAGTGCCGGAGAGTTTGCCGCTCAGTTCGGGAATCTGTTCGCTAGCGCGCTTGTTAAAGCGTGCAATGCGGACGGGTACTCGGCTCAGTGAGTCGACACCTCGTCTAGGAAGTGAGAGGTCAACAGCCCTATGCATGATGCAATAGCTGTAGCCCTATCTGTAATGGAAGGGCTTGCGTGTCCACGTTCTCTTGGGGTTAAAATCCTGATTGAATGTGGTGAGTGGCGACAACTCGCAGAGTTGCGCTGCGATCCGCGTCAGTACGCGACACCTGATGAATACTTCCGCGCCGCATCGGCAACGGAGTTCCTTCGCAAGTGTCCGGATCTCCCATTAGATGGTGTGAATCGCCGTGAGGCGGCTCTATCCAAATGGTGGGAG